AGGGCTTTCGCTAGTTGTTCCTGCGAGAAGCCGAGCGACTTACGAAGTTTCTCAACCGAGTTAGCAACTCGTTGAGCGAGTGGAAGTTCGGACATGTGATTATGCTAACTCGCTCTGCGAGTAGATGCAACGAAATCCGAGTAGTCGGAATAACTCTATTCGATTGAAATACGTACTTCAAGTGTTGACTACGCGTGTGGCGCGTATATACTCGTTTCCATGAGTACACAAGCACACCCCACAGGGGAAGAAACTCGCGAGGAGACTCGCTCCCAGGCGGTGGCTCGTCGGCTCCGGGGAAAGCTGGCCGAGAACCGGATATCCGGCGCTGAGCTGGCCCGCAGACTCAACACCACCCAGGCGCTCATATCGCGCCGTACAGCCGGCCACGTTGCGTTCGAACTAGACGAACTCGACGAGATCGAGAAGGTCACCGGCATATCCGCCGACTACCTCTGGTCCGGCAGGGAATAACTAGCCCGACGCGCTTTCGAACTGCGAGTCGATCCATTCAGAGACATCCGCCTCCCGATACATAACTCGTCCGCCGATGGTTGCGCTCTGGGGTCCTGAGCCCTTGTAGCGCATCCACCGGAGCTGGCTTGGAGTTTTCCGCAGAAGGTCTGCGACTTCATTGAGGGTGAGAAGCTTTGGGGGAGACATCGCTTCCATGGTTGGCCTCCGTTGGCTAATGCTGTTACTGACTGGTTCTTTCGAACAACGCAACAGTAACTCGCTTAGCGAGTAGAAAGCAATACCCTCGATGTAATTCATTGACTACGCGCATAGAGCGTATAAAATCGGGGCATGAACCCAACCAACCAAGCCAATGGCTAGCATCACCAAGCGCCCGGACGGGAGGTGGCGGGCCCGCTTCCGCGACGTGGACGGCAAGGAACACTCCAAGCACTTCCCCCGCAAAAAGGACGGCCAGGACTGGCTGGATGAAATCAGCAGCTCCGTCCTCACCGGCAACTACGTCGCCCCGAAAACAGCCAAGACCACCATGAAAGAGTGGTCCGAAACATGGCTCGTCGGGTACGCGAACAACCGCCCATCCACCGTCAAGCAGGCGAAGACACACCTGAAGCGCATCAACGACGCGTTCGGGAACCGGCAGCTGAGCACTATCCGCCCCTCGGAGGTAAGGTCCTGGACGGCGCGACTCAAAGCCGAGCCACTGGAGGACTCGTACGTTTACGCCCTGCACTCACGGCTCGGGCAGCTGTTCAGCGACGCCGTGCACGACGGCATCCTCCCCAAGTCCCCGGTCAGCCGGAAGACGGCACCGAAGGCTGGGAAGCCGCGCCCCTACGTCGCCACCACAGAGCAGGTCTGGGCGCTCCACGACGCCATGCCCGAAGGGCTGCGGCCAGCCGTCCTGCTCGGGGCGTTCGCCGGCCTCCGCGTGGCCGAAGCGGTTGCCCTCCGGGTCACTGACATTGACTTCCTGCGCGGCATCATCAAACCGGAGATCCAATACCCCGACCTCGAACTGAAAACCGAGGAGTCGAAAAATCCCATCCCGATCCCGAACGAACTGTGCCTGGAGCTTTCCCGCAACCCGAACAAGTGGGGCAGCCCGACAATCGTCACGTCCGAGTGGGGGAGGGGTGTCGCGCCATACACGCTGGAGACCCATTTCCGGGACGCGAGGAAAAAGGTCAAGGGGCTGCCCGAGGGGTTCCGGTTCCATGACCTCCGGCATTACTTCGCGTCCCTGCTGATCTCCCAAGGCATGGATGTGAAGGTGGTGCAGAAGTGTCTGCGTCACGCGTCCGCGAAAACCACGCTGGACACGTACGGGCACATGTGGCCGGACAAGGACGAGTCGGCCCGCAAAGCGGTCGCCTCTGTCCTGTCGGAAGGGCTGAAGCTGAGGCGGGAAGCCTGAGCTGACGACGAAAAGGCGGGCCCCGTTTGGGACCCGCCTTTTTCTCTGTCCGGATTTTTGCGGACTATTTGCGGACTAACCGCGCCTTATGGCCGATTCTGCCCGCGCCAATCCAACGATCTTGGCTAGACGCCGTAGTAGAGCTCGAACATTTACTACCTTGTTGTGCAGTACTGTACGGTGCTGTGTTCGTTGAATTGGCGCGGTTTTTTGACTGGCGGGGGCTGCCGGAAACTGCGCCTTGTGGAGATTCTTGCGGACTTTTTGCGGACTAAACGCCCTCAGCCCAAGGTGTCCAGGAGGGCACTGAGCCGATCCCGGAGAAGGGTTGCCTCGATCCGAGACAGCCCGCTTGTCTTCCCGACCAAGGAGATGGTCAGCCCGTCGTCCGGGGAGTAGTCACTCACGACCGCTACGTCCCCTGCCGGTTCCACCGGCCCCCGCCAAACCTCGAACCCATTCTGCGCCGCCTCATCGTCGAGGCAGAAGCCGGAAGGTGCGGTGTTTACTGAAATGTTCATTGGTTGCTCAGCCCCCATAAAAATATTTGGTAAGTCGTATATGCGAATACAGTCCATGATTAATCACTTTGAGCCAAAGCTGGCACTTCTTGCCCAAATACTTGGGAAATCTTGAGCTACTTGACCATTTCCTAGGCGTTAAACAAGAGCAAGCCCCCAGTACGTGCCCTAAAATAGGGGCGCACTGGGGGCATCTCTTAGTTTGTACCTAAATCCTGAAGCTTACTTGCTATTCCTGTTGGCTTCCAAAGACCGAAGTGCGTACCGACGCCGACGAGGAAAGTGCCCAGCCCGAGCAGTAGCGCGAGGCCCAGGTTATATTCCGTCCCGGACTGCAAAGCGTGCGCGAGTTCCGTCGCCAAATTTGTCAGCACGGAAAGGGCAGCAAGGTAAGTAGCCTTACGAACGGGATTTGTTTCCCGGGTCGTCACCAACCCCACCAGTAACGGCAAAATAGTTGCCGCCAGCAGGGTAAGAACCTGCCACAAAGGCACATCGAAAATGATCACTTCTCCACCTCGGCGCCGAATGCTGGCATCTTGAGAATGTCGTTGCCCTTGGAGTCGCGGCGCAGCTTTATGAAGCCGTACTTCTCGATGTTGCGGTAGTGCGTGATCCACGAGGGGTCAGGTACATGCCACTTGGTGATGAAGTCGGACGTGGCGTAAAGCTTCCCATTGCCGTCGTCCATGAGGGTGATGGTTACCATGTCGTCGTCTTCCTTCGGTGCGGGAGCCGTCGCAGGGGCGGCTGCTGGGAGTGACCTCGCCATGGCGTCCAGTCTGGCGAGGTCGTAGGTGCCCGGGCATGCTGTTGACTGCCAGTCACGGTGCGGGATCAGTGGAAGGTCCCCGTACTGCTCGCGCAGCCAGCGGATCAATTCACTGATGGTCTGATAGTCGCCGTCTGTTCCCTCGGGGCGGCACTCGATGCCGATGGAGGTGGCGTTGCCGACCGGGTTCCCGGCATGCCACGCCGCGTCCAGCGGGGAGACCAGGCAGTGCACCTTGCCCTCGGACGCCACGAAGTGCGCCGACGTCTGGCCAGGTCCATTCACGAAGAAGTTCACCACTCCCTCGTGGGTTTGCCCGTAGGCTCCCCACCAGTGGATGGTGATTGATTCAATCGTCCTGGGCCGACCGTAGACCTGCGGCACATAGGCAGCAGGCGTGAAGCCCTTCGCTGTCAGGGATTCGTCAATGTTCATGTTCCGGGCTCCGCGTTGATGTGGATTGTCGTTGTGGGATTCAGCTTCTCGATGGCTTTCCACTGGGCCTTGTCTGATATGACAAGCTCGTCCTGCTTTGCGAGGATCGCCGTAACGGTTTCCTTCACGTGGGTGAGGTCGTCACGCAAGTTCGTGGTGTGTGAATTCGTGGTCTGCTCTTTCGTGACCGCCGCGTCCTTCTTCACCTGGAACATGTCGAACGCGAGCTTCCCCAGCAGGCCCAGAATTGCAACGAGGACCGTCCCGAACGTCGAGATGAGTGCAATGATCACGGCCTCACTCATGGCGCATCCCACCATTGAATCCGGCACGGAGACCACACGCCGTGGATGTTGATGTACTCCGTGGCGTACAGGATCTCCACGCTGGTGTTCGGGGACGTGCGAGTTGCGCCGCCCGTGTAGTGAGCCGTGACAGACAGGACCACCGTTTGTGTTGTCTTGCTGGGCGGTGCCACGAAAGACACCGTGTTATCCAGCGGTACGAGAGTCACGGCAGGCCCGGACACTTGGTTGAACGTCCACGACGTCGGCGTGTCCGGCGCCGCCGCCGTGAGGGTCACTGTGGTCCACGGTTCCACGCCGACAAGGTTCGGGCCCAAAGTCAGGCCGCTGACCGTGGCCTCGGCCCGGTAGACCCTGATCTTGGAGTTGCCACCCGTGGCCGTCGCTTCCGCCCGGTACACCCGCACGCGGGACGAGACCGACACCTCGGCCCGGTACACGCGGATGGTCGTCTGGTTGCCGGGGGCCGTCAGTTCAGATCGGTAAACACGGATCGTAGCCACCGAGGCCTCCTAGGTCTGGTTAGCCGTGATCCGGACGAACAAGTTTGACCGGTCAGTGATCGAAGAACTCTCCGTGGAAGTCAGGACCAGAGAGAACTCCTGAATTGAGGTCGTTACGCTGAACGTCTGCGTTGCCCGCACGGTAGTGCCCTCCAAGAGCTCTACCTTCACCGTGCCGGCGACCGCAGTATCGATGTCCGCGCGGACCTTCACCGTGGGGATACCAGACTCCAGAACACCGTCAAGCGCGAACGTGATAGCCGCATTCGCAGGGGCCGACCCACTCACGATGTACGTCGAATCCAGTTCGTCAGCCAGAGCCGCAGCGCCCGTGCCAGCCCCGACAACTGTGAAGCCGCCCGGGTTCGACGTCGTGCTCGTTGGCCGCAAGGATGTGGACGGGACCAGAACCCTTTGCGTAGCAGATGCCGTGGCGCCGCCGTTGTCCGTAACCGTGATCCTGGCAACGTAAACGCCAGCAACAGTCGGGGTGAACGTCGCGGATGCCGTGGAGCCACCCGTCAAGCTCGGCGTGGACGCACCCGAGGGGATGCTGTCGAACGACCAAGCGTAGGAAGAAATCGTGCCGTCAGGGTCCGACGCCGTGGCCGTCAGCGTGGCCGTGGTGTTCTTGACGACCGTTGCGTCGGCGCCTGCCGAGACCGTTGGCGGGAGGTTCGCGACATATGGGCCGAGGAGGTCGGTAGCCGTCGTGCTGACCAGTTCGTCGTCCATCCAGAACGCGGTAGCGTACGTGGACGTGTTGCACTTACCGTGCTGCAACTGGTCGAACCCGGTGGCATTCAGGTTCGCGTTCGAGACGTTGTAAACCGTCTCCAACGGAGTGGTGGAGTCGCCGGTGTACATCCCGAACTTGATAACACCGTTGGTCGTGGTGTTGCCGACCACGGCGTACAGTTCCAGCCGGAACCATGCGTTCAGCGGGACGCTCGCACCGGAGGTGTACTGCGCCCCGGTGTCACGGTCACGAATGACGATCTTCCCGTTGCCGTCCAAGTGAAGCGAGAGGACGCGGCCGATTCCGGAAGCGCCAGTCACGTACACGAGGTAAAGGTCATCGACCGCGTTTGCCGTGACGTAGAAGTAGCCGCGGTAGGCGAACGCCGTCGCCGTGATCGTCCACAGGCCGAGCGTCGAAACGCCCGAAGCCGGGACGACCTTGGCCGAAAGCGTGCCGTGAGCGGCGCGGGCGTTGTCGAACGTGAACGTTGACCCGGTGCCCACCGACACCTGGCTGTACGCGTTTACTCCCGTACCACCAGAGCTGATCGTAGTAATGTTCGATCCGCTGGTCCCGGTCTCGAAACTCTGCTTGAAAAATGCCATCAGATGGTCTCTTTCTTAGTGGTAGCGGAACCACGCGTTGGACGGTGTGACCCCCGTGAGGGAGCCGGGGTTGCTGCGGTCAATGGACCGTGCCAGGACGCCGTTGAAGTAGACCTTCGGCATTGTGACGATGGACTGCGTGGGGTAACCGTCGTTGATCGCGACCGCCAGGCAGTGCTGCGCGTTTTCGGACCAGTCGAAAATCGGGTCGTAGATCTCGCAGTCGGGCATGTCAGCGAACGAGTTGCCGAACTGGAAGTGCAGGCCGCCGTCCTGGGTGAGGGACTGATCCGAGTAGCGGCCGGCCACGATCACTTTGGGGCGGATATGCCGGATGACGCCCGTGGTGTTCTCATGGTTGATGCCGCAGGAGGCGAGGCTTCCGCCGCCCGTGCCCTGAGACCACGTGTAGACGTCTTCGGTGTAGATCCCGACCTGATTCCAGAACGTGAGCATGCCGGACACGCCGTGGTGCAGGTAGGTGCGCTTCACGATCGCGTTTTGGCTGTTGTTGTACCCCAGCCCGGATGTGCCCACGCGGGTGCCCGTGATCTCGTCGCGGTTGTCGAACTCGCAGTCGAGGACGGACATGTTGTTGCAGTAGTTCTGGCCGAGGCTGAACGTCTCGCCGGGCGGGTAGTTCGAGTAGCCTCGGTTCGCCCCCACGAACTTGATTCGCTGGAACGTCGCGTTCGGGGAGTGCGCGATGCCGAGCCCGTTGTAGTGGTGGCCCTGTTCCGTGCCCACAAAGGTGAAGTCCTGGAACAAGGGGCTGAGGGTGCTGTTGTCGAGGAACCACATGTACAGCGGGTTGGTTCCGCTCGTGGGTTCCACGGACGCCTGCGTGGACGAGTTCGCGACCATCTTGAACCGGGTGACGTCGATACCGGAGCCAGCCACGCCGCGGCACGTCGTGGGGATGCGGATGCCGTCGTGCCAGCCGGTCGGGCTGGTGAAGTTCGACCACGTGAACTCGCCGGCGGGGAAGGTCAGCACACTACCGGCGTACTGACCGGAGACCTTGTTGAACACCGCCTGGAGCGAGTCGCCCGAGACGTACAGGTCCTCGTACCGAACATAGCCGGGACCGGACGGCCTGACCGATGGTGAGGGGGTTGGTTCCGGGGGTGGCGGGTCGGACGGGGCGGGCGCCGTCTGGGTGGTCGCCCGCCGCTTCCAACTGCCCAGCCCGAAATAGTAAGGGAGGCTGGTTTTCCATGTCATGGTGCATCTCTCCGAATCCAAAGGTCGCGCGGGTAAGCTCCTCCGGTCCCGGAGGTAACGGGAGTGGGTTCTGTCCAGCAGTCCCAGAACACGAGCACATTGGGGTCTGTCGTCGGCCGGGGCGGAATGACGCCCGTCGTCTCGTCCTGGCGCACCTTGTCAACGGGTGCGACCGTCAACGTGCCGCCACCCGATACCGGGTCGATCCACTCGGTATCGCCGTCAGTGAAGCTGGCCTTCGAAAGCACCTGCCCCGGGTTACCCCCGTTGGGGATCCGCCCGCCGGTAGCCTCCAGAAGAATCGCGTACGTCCCGTCCCACCAGATGCAGGCCGGGTAGTTAGCGAGGCGGAACTTCTTCACATAGCCCAGCTGGGACACGGTGAACGTGGAGATGGACGAACCGGTGGTCAGGTCCGTCGCTGTCAGCGGGGACGTGTGAGTGGTGTCCGACGTGGCGAACAGTTGACCCGAGGAGCCGTACGGCACGTTCCCGGTCAGCGGGTCGATCGCAGGAGTGTCCGGGTAATCGTAATTAGTCATTTCAGGTGGCTCCTACCAGCCGATGGCTATCCAGTTAATGCGGACGTCCTTGAGGGTGTAGGCCGCACCGGATGCGGTCGAGACGGAGAAGGTGATAGCCGTCTTCGTGCCGTACCCGTTGGGCCAGAAGGTGCCGCCGGCCGCGGCGACGGTGACACCCCTGCCGGTGGTGAACTCGTCGCCGTTCCAGGCGATCACGGTCAGCAGTCCGTTGGGGAACGCCACGGGCCAGTTCATGGTCGCGAAGCCCGCGTTGTCCGTCTTCAGGACAACTGTTCCGATCTCGGGCAAGAAGACCTGCCCTGACGGTGGGGAGCCGTTCAGCGCGGCCCCGATGCCGAACAGGGACATGCCCCCCGCTGCGCCCTCAGGAACCCACGTTTGCGTGCCGTCGGAGGCTGGCATGCTGAGCCATGCCGTCTTGTCGATCGTGATCCGCGTTCCCAGACGGGTGAGGTAGTCGAGCGCCAGCTTGTCCTTTGCCACCATGCCGCCGTTACCGGCCCAGCACCGCAGATCCACGATCTCCTGGGGGGTGGAGAAGCCACCCACCCACTTGACCAGCGCGAGCGGCTGATCAAAGGTCGTGCCTGGCGAGTTCGCGCGGCTCGCCGGGATCGTGCGGGCCGTGGAGCCGTTGACCTTCCGGAACGTCGTCGGCCCGCCGCTGGACGGCTGCCAATCCCGGTAGCAGGAAATCAGGTCGTACCGGGTCGCCCCCGCCGCGATAGCATCACAGGTGATCGTGACAACGGAGTTAGACGAGTCCGAGATCCCATGCGCCCAGCCCGAGCCGGTGTTGACGTTGACCTTCAGCGCGTCGGTCGGGTGGGCGGTGACTTTCCAGTCGTTTCCGCCGAGGACACCACACTCGGATGAGCCGACACGGTGCGACGCGTTCGCCCACTGGCTTTCAGTTACAGGTCCGTCGTAGAAAACGGAGGTAATCGTCATTACTTTCTCACTTTCAGGTTTTCTACGGAGGTCCAGATCTTCCGGATCGCCATCGCGAGGCGCTTATCCGGGGTGTCGCGCACATCCCCGATGACTGGGGTTACCTTGAGCCCGTCGCGGGCGTAGGAGAGGGTGACCTCACGCAACACGTCAGTGCGGGAGGTGAATCCAAGATCGACTGTCACGGTGTCCCCGACATGCAGGCCATTCGTGCCGCCGTAGCGGAAGTTGTCCGTCTCGGAGAGCGTCAGGGAGAAGCCGGCCTTGCCAGCGTTCTCATCCAGGGCGGTCTGTCCGCGGGCGTCGAGCTTGGTGTTGTCGGATTCGTCGCGGGCGTCAACGAACAATTCGATGACGTCGTTCTCCGCCGTCTCAAGCGCTGAGTCGGGGACGCCACGGAAGACACGGGCAGTCCCGTCACCTGAGCCGCCAACGACGACCCGCGTCGCCTCAGCGTCAGCCTCAGAGAACGACCACGCCTGGACGATGCCCGACTCCTCGGTGAGCGGATGGTCGTACACGCCCGGTTCGTAGACGTCACAGACGATGCCCGTCCCCGACTGCCGAAATGTCACACCAAGGCCAGCCTGCTCCACGGCGGGGAACAGGACGTCCTGGAGTTTCTCGAACCGGAACTTCAGCCCGGACGGGACCGTGGCCCCCCGGTTCAGGTTCGTTGCACAGGTGACCGGGCGCCCAAGACGGTTGGTGATGTTCTGGGTCACCACGTCCTTGACGATGGTTTCCGCGTCGCCCGTGACCGTGTAGTACTCACTCGTCTGTGCGGTCAGCGCCGCAGTAGGCACGGGCCAGCCGCGAGTGTTGCCCAGCAACCGGAAGTCGTCCTCAAGGTAGAGGGTGACAGTGCCCTTCGCCTTCGGTCCCTGACCGGCACGTATGTGGATCTTCCCCGACATGAGGAACTCTCCGAAGTAGGTGCACACGAACCGCGCACCCTGCGCCGTGAGGTGGTCGAGCTTCGGGTGATCGGAGCCGACAATAAGGAACCCGCTGCCCTTCTGGTTATGACGGGGAGTCATCACCAGCGACAGCGGGTCGTTGACCTCACACTTCGCGACGAACGATTTGTCGTAGACGGTGAACTTGAACGGGTTCTCCACGTCACCACGCCCTGTAATGCTGCGGTTTGAACCGGCACCAAACAAGGCCGGTGCCCGTAATCGAGATGGTGAGCGGGATAGCTTCCCCCGCGGGCACTGGCGCCCAGTCCGTGGCAGTCAACGACGTGAACACGTCCACGCCGTCCTTCAACGCCGTCTGGGCGGTCGGGTGCGTGTCGATGACGAGCTTCTCGCCAGCCAGCAAAGTGACGGGCGCGACTACGGTGCGTCCATCCACGCCGACTGTCACGGAAGTGATGGGCCCTTCGATCTCCCAGACCGGCCACGAATCGTCGTCGCCCGGGTTGTCCACCGTTGCGTTCGATGCGCCGTGACCGGAGTCGATCTGCCATGGGTATGAGGCGAAGCCTGTCGAGGAGGAAGCCGCCTTGAACCGGCGTGCGATCTCCGGCCCTTCCCACATCGGCTGTTCGGCATCAAGGTAGAGCCCGTACTTAGCCCAGCCCGTCTTCTGCGGGATCAGGTCAACGGCGTGACCGCCGTCGTCCCGGAACCTGCACTGGAGCGTGCGTGCCTCACCGGACGATTGGATTACCGTCCAGAGGCCCGTCTGCTTCGGGTTCATGGTCTTCCAGAACGCCCGGTCCCGAAGGGTCCAGCCCATGGAACCGGCGTCGCTGTAGATGAAGACCGGCCAGAAGATTTCGCGCTGCTTCACGGTCAGGCCACGCCAGCGGGCGCCGTACACGGCGGCGTACTCGTCCTTGTAATGCTCGATCGGTGGCATGTTCAGGCCACGAACTCCGGCTTGGAGTGAGATGCCCTCCAAGGCGTTGCCGATGTCCCAGAAGCTCCCGTCCCAACCGGTCCACGTCATCTCCAGCCCCGGCCACGGATCATCCGGGGCTGGAGGGTTCGGCGGAGTGTACGGGGCGGCATAGATGATGTTGGCCACGCCTAACCTCCGAGGTTGTTGAGTCCTGCCATGACAAGGGCGTCCATCTGGGATGTGCGGATCGCTCTGACCGCTTCCTGCGGGTCAGCTGCGATGAGGTCCCCGGCGATGTGGACCCCGACGTCAACCGTGGACGGCTGCGCCTGGGTGGTCATTACCGGCGTCGGGTTCGGCACCGAACGGGACGCGTTCAGCGACCCGTTGTGAAGCTGCTGGCGGAAGGCGTAAACCGCCGCCTGGCCGCCCATCAGGTCCACGTCCTCGTCGGAAAGCACGTGCTCACCGGGCGCAGCCTTGATCCACTTCGAGTCGATGCCCTTGGGCCCGGGTCCGTAGATGGCGCCACCGGTTGCGTACGCCTTGCCTTCCGCGTACCGGTTGGCTGTGTCCATGGCGTTAGCCGTGGCCGTGTCCCCCGAGGCGCGGACCTGCGCGATGTGCTCAACCGTGTAGATGTTGATCGTCTTCGTTGCCGGGATCTGGTCCACGGCATACTTGACGTTCGCGGCCTTGGTCATGGTGTCCGCGTAGTTCTGGATCGAGGTGTCGATCGGGACATCCTTCGGAATGCCCATGACCTGCCGGGCCATCGTGTCCGCCGCGTCACCCGTGATCCCGAACTTGCCGGCCGCGATGATCAACTGGTCGTAGGTGTTGCGAAGCTGCTGCTGCACAATCTCCTGCGACTCGCCGTTCTTCGCCATTGCTTCGGCGGACTTCAAGCCAGCCGAGGAGATCCCGTCGAATGCGGCCTGGTTCTTGCGGCCCTTCTCCGTGGTGATGTCAAGCGTGGCGCCGTTCTCCTTGAGGGAGTCATCAAGGGCGTCAATGGCTGACTCGAAGTTACGCGCCGCGTCCCGAGCGGACAGGGTGATCAGCCCGGAATTGATCATCGACGTGACAAGCTTGTCCAGTTGAGTGATCGCACCAGTCACAGAAAGGCCAAGGTCATCCATGGCCTTCTTGTGGTCCGAGGTCTGCTGGGCTGCGATCTCCGCGGCCTTTGCCTGACCCTCCGCCGAAGCGGCGACGTCCAGTATCTTCTGCGGGGTTTGCCCGAGAGCCCAGTTCAGGAGCTCCTGATCAGTGAGGGACACCTTCATCTGGCTCGCCTGCTCGCGCAGGGCGTCCAGATATTGCGGGAAGGACTTCGCTACGGAATCGAGGCCCTCCCCGTGGGCTTTCGCGTCGTCGGCCAGCTTTCGGAAGTTCGTCGCAGCGATCTCCATGCTTCCGCTGCGGACGAGATCCGACATGGCTGTGTCGATCCCGGTAATGGTGGCCTTGAGTTCCTTGATCTGCGAGCCGGAATCAACACCGATGGAATCCAGCCAGTTGTTTACGCTGTCGTTCAGATCCATGTGGTTGATCCGGGCGAGCGCTTCACCGAAGGAACCGATCTCATCGGTGATCGGCTTCAGCTTCCCGGCGTTCGCTCGCGCGAACATGTCCTTGCCGAGCACTTCACCAGCGGTCTTGCCTGCTGTGCCCAGTTCAATGAGTTTCTGCGTGTACTCGGCGGTGGTCTTCGCCGCCGGGGTCATCGCATCATTGATCCGGGTCACGATCAGCATGGCCGTGAGAATCGCCGCGAGAGGTAGCGCAGCCTTGCCCAGCATTGACAGGGCGGCCGCAGCCCGCGGGGACGCCGCAGCCATGGCCTCAATGGCCTTCACGGTCTCGTAGATCTTCGGAATGGTTGTCAGCAGGAACCCGCCGAGCAGCAGCGCGGCGCCGCCGAATCCGGCGAAGGCCAGGATTCCGCCCTTCACAGGATCCGGAAGATCACCAAAGGCCTTCACAGCCTTTGTGATGTTCTGCACGACTGGCCGGAGGAACCCGTCACCGGTCGCGCCCATCTTGATAAGCCCGGTCTCGAAAACCGCCTGAAGCTTCTTGAAGTCCCCGTTCAGGGAATCGAGCTTCCCGGCCGCCTGCTTCGCCGCGAACCCTTGGTCGTTGACGTCCTTGATCCACTTCTGGATGCCGTCCCCTCCGAGCTTCATAAGCTCATTCGAGGAGCGGATAGCGTCGGTCCCGAAAATCGTTGCCAGGGCGGCTTTCTGCTGGGCGTCCGCGAGCGGACCAAGCTTGTCGTGAAGCTGCTGCGCAAGGGACACGACCCCGACGAACTTGTTATTCGTATCGAAGGCCGAGATCCCCAGTTCGGCCATGGTGTCCCTGGCCTGCTTGCCCGGGTTAGCCAGCGCGATAAGCATGGTCTTCAGGGACGTACCAGCGTCCGAGCCAAGAAGACCCGCGTTAGCGAAGGCCGACAAAGTACCAACCGTGTCCTCAAGGGTCAGGCCGAAGGAGGCGGCCACCTGGCCACCCTGCTTCAGGCCCATGCCGAGGTCATCCACGCCGCCCAGCGCCTTATCAGCACCCGCAGCGAGTAGATCCGCAACGTGGGGGACGTCCTTGCCGTGGAGGTTGAACTGCGTGAGCGCAATGGTGGCGATCTCCGTCGCCTTCCCAACCTCGATCTGACCAGCCGCCGCCAGAGCAAGTGCCCCGGCGAGAGCGCCGCCCAGCATCTCCTTCGCGGTCAGGCCAGCCTTCGTCAGTTCAATCTCCGCGTCAGCGACCTCGTTCGCGGACTGACCAAAGCTCGTACCCATGGTCAGGGCGGCCGAAGAGAGCGCCTGCATCTCAGTAGCCGAAGCATGCGACAAGGACTGCACCTGAGCCATGCGGCCAGAGAAATCAGACCACGCCTTGATCGCGAGCGCGGCCCCGGCCAGCATCGCGCCGCCCAGGATCATCGCGTCCTTGCCGAGGGACTCCATGTGCTGCTTGTTGGAGTCGATGAAACCCTTGGTCTGCTTGGACGCCTTCTCAGCCTCGGAACCGTACTTCGAGAACCCCGTCTGGGCGCTGGTGAGGCCCTTCTCGAAGGAGGAAAGCCCCCTGTTGAAGTCGCTCGTGTCGAAGGTCGCTTTCGCGCTGATCGTGTACGCTTCGCTTGGCACGAGCGGCCCCCTGTTCAGTTATCTAAAGTCGCCATACAATTGCCCAATGACGCAGCAGAAAGCCCCAGAGAAGCCCCGAACCTCGCGATTCAACGCGCCACCCCCGGGGCTCCTGATGATTCTGTTCGGGGCGATCCTCATCGTCCTTGCGTTCCCCGCAGCGAACGCCCCTCTGGGTGGGGCGTTCTTCATCGGCGGGACTGTCCTGCTGGTCGGCGGGAACGTCGTCAAACACCTGGCCGGCGCTCGACCTTCCGGACCAGCCAAATAAGCCCTGCACGGTCGGCGTCCGGGTACTTCTTGAAGTAAGCCGCCTCGGCCCTCTCGCGCGCCTGAGCAGCGAAGTCCACAACTGGCAGGCCCGGGGCGCTCTCGATACCAGCGGCGTAGTAGTAGCGGCCGTCCTTGTTGTTCGGGTCCCCGGCGGGGGAGATCGCCTCAGACATGGGCTGCCCGTGCGGGCCGAGGTCAGCCTCGTACTCAGCGAGCGCGGCCAGCATCTCGTACTGCTCCCGGTCGAACTCGGGCTCCGGGGTTGAGGACAAGATCCGGCCGCGCTGGTCACGCTCGTAGACTGTCTTCGGTTCCCAGCCCCACAGGCGGCGCGGGGCGATTCCTAGGGAGCGGGCTAGCTTGAGGTCTCGGTAGAGCTGGGGGTCTTGCCCGATCCTTTTTTTAGGAAGTCCACACCAACCCAGCCGTTGGACTCGTTCAGGCGGGTGATGACACCCCAGATCCGGTCGAAGTCGCCGCCGGACAGGTTGGCCCACAGTTCGGACCATTCCTCAGGTGCGATGCTCTCCGGGGTGCCGTTCTCGACCAGCCAGCCGCTATGCTCAGCGGCTTCCTTGGTGACGGCCACGACGTTGTAACCCTTGCGGGCATCCAGGGGCAGGCCATCCCGGGGCGGGTGCTTGGCGAGCAGGTTGTTCCACTTCTCGAAGCTCAGGGTCCGGAAGCGGAGAGTCACGAGCTGGTCGCGCATCTCCTCTTCGAGAGCATCAATCTCCTCACGGACCGCCTGATGCGGCAGCTGCGGCGCCATGCCCATGCGAACTTCAACGGGGCCTTCCGCTACTTCCTGCATCTTCTCCAGCAGCGCTTCACGCTGGCCGGCCAGCTCGCCGTTCAAACACACGTCCACGTCTTCGAACCGGAACGTTGCCTTGTCGAGCTTCTTCCTCAAAGAGGACATGATCGTTTCCTTCCACCAGTCCACCAGCTACGTTGGTGCCCCGCGCATGCCGCTGGTGGTCAGCATGCGCGGGAGTCTGTTACATCCAGCCGAGGCGGTGGAACATTCGCTGCCAGTCCCCGGGGCACACAACAGTGGTGTGCGGGACGGGCAGGACGTCGGCTGCGAGCATGACCTGCGTCGCCATTTGGGAGCAGGTCACGTAGGGTCGCCGGTTCAGCCAGGCGGCTACGCAGTCGGGAATGCGCCAGCCGGTGATGTGATGGACGCCGAGGGCCACGAACGCGGCCACGTTGTACTTCGCACCCACATACGAATAGGCGCCGTTCACGACGTTCTCCACGTCAACAGGAGTGAGCCGGTACTGTGACCACGTGATGTGCTCATAATTGCTGATCTGCTGCACGCGCACCCGCCACGGCTCAGCGGACATGCACGCCGTCTCCGAAACAGCGACCACAACGTGGTGGGCGTTCGAACGGGTGGCCCACTCGATAACCCTTGCGACCCACCACGTACCGTGATGAACGACCCCGACCTGACCTGTCAACATCACAGCCCCCCAATTCAAGGAGTGGCGTGGCGGGGGATCGGACCCCGCTGACCGGCACCAGCCGCACGCCGCCCGTTTCCGGGCAAATAAAAAGCCGCCCAAAGGCGGCCTGTAGTGCAGGGGGTTATGCGACCACAACGCCGTCGCGGATTACGTTCCCCTTGACAACGACCTTCTGCATGATCGTGAACTGGCTGTTCGCGGTCGGCGCCGTCTTGCGCTGCACGCCGAGGCGGACAGGGAGGACGTCAACGATGTCACCCACGGTCACGGTCGTGTCGTTTGCCTTCGCGTAGCGGACCACGAACCAGCCGCGGGTGTTCTGCGTGAGCGCAGCGCGCGCGATGTCGCCCGTGTCACCGAAGACGTACTTCAGTTCGAGAGTGTCAGTGACACGCCCGAGCTCCTGAAGGGTCTGCGCCAGCGTGAGGCGCACGTCCTCGATCACAGTCTCGTCGGTGCCGTGGTTCCACCCGTCGCCCGTGAGGGAATAGGTGATGAGCTTCGAAGTTCCCGCCTCAATGACGGCCTTCGAAAGTGGGTTGCCGGTCGTCCCGGGAATCCACCAGATAGTCAGGTTGCCGTCTGTATTGACGGACGCTGGTACGGTTTCAGCGGACATTAGTCCTGCTCCTTACTGTGCGGCTTTTTGGGCCGTGCAGGTTTCTCCGGCACGGGGTCGGCGCCATCAAGCACCGTGTAGTCGTCGGGCCAGCGGGCAAGCCAGGTCGTGGACACCATTTGTTCCACGCCCCGGTAGTTATCCCGGGCAAGCACGAAATCGGGCATGATGCTCCCTAGGTTTTGCGGCTCGTAAACGTGAAGTCGTCCGAGGCTTCGAACACTGCGGGGCGGAAGTCACTGTCACGTGACGGCGGGAACGACGGGCCATGCTGCAAAGGAGTGGTTCGGTAGCCGGCGACCGTGGGTTTCCAGCCGAGGAATTGCTCCATGACTGCATCCACGAACGCGTGCGCCTGACGCCGATCCTCGCCCACGGACTTGACCGTGACGTAGAAGTCGGCCCGCTCCGGGTTGGCGTTCGCCAGCCGCTCAGTGGAGCGCTGGCCGGAGTCCACGTAGACCACCACGTACGGGGGAGGCTTGATTTCCTCCGTTTCGTCCACGCCGCCGTCAACAACCCGGCCTGCGAGGGTCGCGTGAGCTTCCAGCCGCGCAAGGACGGCACTGACGTGTTCCCCGATCATCTGAACGAATCCCTGATCGCCTTAGCGAGGCCGTCGTAGAAGTCCTGCTTGTTCTTCTCCAACGCCTGACGCAGGACCGGCTTCGGGGCAGTGTGCCGTGTGCCGACCTCCAGCGGAAGTGCAGCCCTGCGCATCCCCCTCCGGTAACCGATCTCAGCCTCGATGCTGTTCCCATGGATCTGAGTGGTGTAGCCGATCGTTCGCTCCACGCCGGATGCACGGCCGCCGATCGCGGCAGCACCCTCGCGGGCGTCGGCCTTGATCTTGCCCGCGGTGACCTGCACGGCCAGCCTCGCGTTCTCGTTGAACGACTGCCGTGCGCCGGCCGCTGTCCTCAACAGCGGGTCGAAGCCTGTTACCTTGATGCCGATCATGAGACCACCTCGATAGGTAGGCGCCGCGCGGACGCCGCCGACTGGTAGTGACCACCGCGGACCTTCGCCCTGAGCCCAACAAGACCGGGATTCAACGAGGTAACCATGAGCACGTCATCGCCTGGCTGAACCGCGGATGACTCCGCGATGGGCAGCTTCAGGATGCCGCGCTGGATCTGCTCCACCTGACCGGGGCCGCTTGCCGTTTCCACGGCCCGCGCCTCCTGCTTCAGTTCACACGGGCCCGAGTACACGGTGATCGTGGTGGGAACGTACAGCTTCGTGGTTTCGTTGAACGTTTTCCCGGTCACGCGGGTGATCGTGCACGTGTCGAGCATCTTTTGCTCAGCCCAGCCTTGCGCTGCGGCGAGAATACCCTCGATCACGACTACTTCCCCGTGACGTAAGCGGACGAACCGTAGGACTGCTTGAGTGACTCCTCGATGCGTTCAGGCAGCGTGTAACCGCCGCCCGTGGAGCCGTCCTGGGACCAGACGAGCTTGAAGTCGTCAATGGAAACCGATGACAGCCCGCCCGGGCCGAGCAGCCCAAGCTTCTGGATCGCATCAATGACCTGCTGCGCGAGAACACAGCACCACGTGACGAGATCCGGCGGCGGGGAGTCGTACCCTGCGGTGAACGTGACCGTTGCGATCCCGCCGCACAGAACAGTGAACCCGCCGTCGTAGAAATCGACATCGACAGTGGAACCGTCGATCGTGACCACAGGGGCATCCACGACCGGCTGGACTGGCAGTGTGTAGTGCTCGCAGCCCCGCAGCAAGGTCCGGTAGGAGACCACGGCGGCAGGGTAAACCTGCCAGCCAATGATCCTGCGGAGCTCGTTCGTGGCGTCCTCAAGCAGCTGCTCAACCCAAGGGATATCCGCGCCCCGATAGACGACTTTCGTCTTTTTCTGGAGGTCGGCTACCTCCGCAAAGCGTGACATAACCAACCTCCAGAATCAGAATCAGGCAGGGATGAACAGACCGCGAGTCAGGCCGTGAAGGCGCTCGTGGCCGTAGTCGAGACCGACCTCGCCGTAAATCTGGGCCTTCTCCTTCGCGCCGGTCTTGGCGAGAGGCTCCAGGAACAGGTGGCCCTTGTCCGGGATGGTCAGCCACACGGGGCGGCAAGCGGACAGGTCCACAAGGGCGACCGCGTCCTGAGGCATGTCGATGTCCTGCATGACGCCGAACGTGCCGTAGTCGGTGATGACCGTGCTGATGGACAGGCCTGCAATGGAGCGGGAGGTCTCCGCGTAAGCGGAACCGAACGCCGTGGAGATGGCCTCCTGCTGGCGGTTACCGCAGAGCAGCACCTTGTTCAGGTTCGCCTGACCTCCACCGTTCTCCCACACGCGGCGGGCGAGCAGGTTAACCTGCGCCTTCGCGGAGGCAGTGGTGCTGGTCTGGTAGAAGTTGATGCCCGTGCCCGTGCCGACCGTGATCGCTCCGCCGCCGGAGGTGGCCTCGATCTTGAACGACACAGTGGTGGAGACCGACTGCACGTAGTATGCCTGGCCGAGGGTGATGTTCGCCGCAGCGGCACCGGAAACGGCGGTGAAGACCACACGGTCACCGACAGAGAGCGAGTGTGTCGCCGTGATGGTGTCCGTGGCAGACGTGCCGCCCGTGCGGGCCACAGCCCCGGAATCCACCTTGGAGTTGCCCGAGTAGACCGCAGAGAGCAGGCCACGGGTCTTACGAGCCGTGGTGTTGTCGGACGGCTTGTTGTACGTGCCGTTGATGAAAGACCAGTTGATGTCGCCGGCGATCTGCTTGAGGGCCTGCTCAACCTGCCAATCCATCTCGTTGGTGATCGGGTTCGACGTGCCACCCTGAGCCAGGCCGGCGAGGCGCTGGTTGGCGGCCTGCTTGGTGTAGGACACCTCGACCGTCTCGTGGTGGATCTGAACCACGTTGGAGAAGTTCGAGCGGGTCCGAGCCTGAGCGGTAGGAGCGTCAGCACCTTCCAGCGCTACGTTCTGGCCGCGCTTGCGCAGGTCGTATTCCTGCCACTCGAACTCGTAGTCCGCCGTGCCGCCGCCGCCGTTCGAGAGGCCGCCGATAGCGGTCAGGAAAGGCGTTGCTTCCTTGGAGATGCCCGTGAGGACACCCGTGTAGTTGGGGAGATTAAAGGTTGTCCCCAGACCGGTGATGCCAGCCATGATGGCTCCTTAGAGTTTCTGAGACCGAGGCCTCGGTTACTTGGGCTCGTAGTTAGCGAGCTTCTGGTTTTGCAACCTGAGAACCTTGCTGAAGTCGCCAGCAGCAGTCGCCGTGGCGATCTGCTCGTCAAGCGTCGGCGGCGTCGGGGGGTTCCCATGTGCAGGCGGAGCAGGCACCCTGGGCGCCGGTCCGGTGCCGGATTGCCCGGCGGGGGTCTTCTTGAGCCACGGCTTCTTGCCCAGCAGCTCAGTAAGCTTTTCGCTGATCTCGTCCGTGTCGAACCCGCCGTCGGGGGCCGGTTCGAACTCATCGAGATTCAGGTACAGGTGTGCGTCGTTGGGGTCGTTGAACTCCAGCGTCGCGGCGAGGCCACGGACCTCTGCCTTCAGCAGGGGAGCGCGGAGGGCCTTGCGTTCCTCAGTGCGGATCTGCTCGCGGAGCTGCTCCGGGGTGAGTTCGTCGCCGGGCTTCGGGGCAGTGAGCTCCGCGATCCGCGCTTCCGCGGCGAGTCGCTTACGCTTCTCCTCGGCGGCTCTCGCCTTCATCGCATCCAGTGCACGCTTCCCCGGGTCGCCAAGCGCCTCGGTCCCTGGGGGGTCGGCAGGAGGATCTCCGGCGGGAGGATCGCTTGCTGGTGGGTCCCCAGCTGGCGGGTCACCGGCAGGAGGATCTCCGGCGGGGTTGCCTGCGGGAGGGGTGCCGGGAGGATCTTCCATCACGGCGTCCCCGAAGGTCAGCCGGTGGAACTCGATCAACTCCTCGACTGCGCCCGGTGCAGACATGTCGATCCCGTGGAGAAGCTTCTTGAACATGGGTTCCTCTCATTGCGAGTGCCCGTTGCGGGCGTAGGGGGTTAGAGAATGTATCTGTACTGGCGGAGCAGGCGGAGCGCCTCCTCGCGGTTACCGTTCGAGAGACGGAAAATCTCCTCCGGCATTAGACGGGCTGTGCGGGGGGAAGCCTGACCGAACGCCCCACGCTTGGTAGTGCCGATCCGGGTGGCTTGCAGGCCGCCCTTCGTCACGTACATCCCGCGGCGGGCGTTTACGATCTGCGACATGTCGGCGCCCAACTCGATCGACTCAGCGCCGGCCTTGCCGAAAGTCTTCTTCCGTTCCTCAGGCGTGAGGGAATCGAAGTAAGCTTTCGGGTCCGTGGCCGGGTAGTCGTCAATGTTCTCGTCAACCGGGATATGCGTGCAGTGACAAAGCGGGTGCCGGAGGAAAGCCACCCGGCGCCCGTACCGTTTCCCCGCCAGGACGATGCACCTCGCGCACGCCCCCGGCTGAACCATGCGGACGTAATGCTTGGGCCGGAAGTACGGCTTCGTCCCTCCTTGGCTGTCACGGATGAACGTCCGGCCACCTGGCCCCTTCACGACTTCCGCCGTTGGTGGGGGAGGGGCGTCACGGACGAACATCGAGACGTGCATCGCGGAGCTGGCCGCTTCAACGACTTGCGTCTCGACAGCAGCGCGTAGCGCAGCGGACCCCGCCTGACGTGCCTCGGCCAGGGTTCCCCCTGCCGCGATGACACGCTTCGCGGTGACCGGCCCGGTGAGCAGCAGACCCTCCAAGGTGCGGCCGTCAGCGGCGACCCCGGCGAACGCGTCCGGACGGACAGGCGCCGACGTCAACGACACTGCACCGAAAGCCAGCGCAACGTCCTCCAGATACGGTTCCGCATTCGCAGCGGACACGTACTGGGAGCGGAGCAGCAGCATCGCCGCAACGGGTGCGACGATCGACCAGTCATGCGAAAGCCGAGACATGGGAATGTTCCGCCACATCTCAAGGATCTGCACAGCCGTACGTCCCGCCAGTGCGGCCTGCATCCGCTGGTACGCACTGGCGACCTGCTGCACGGTCATTCTTGGTCGCCCTCGTCAGGCTGCTGCCCGTTCTGCATAGGTGCGCGGATCAGGTCCGCTACGCCGGCTGCAAGGGCACGCTGGGACTCGGCTTCTTTCATGGCCATAATCTCGGAGATTTCATCCGGCGACTTGCCGTCCTCGCGGAGCAGCCACTCGAACGGGTAACCCGCCTGCTGCTTCTTCAGCAGGGCGTCCGAAGCCTGCGCCTCGGAACGGTTCTCGACGTCCTTCCATTGCGGCTTGGAACGCTTCGCGGCCTCCGCCAGGCGCTTATCCCCGGACTGGAGAGCGATCAGAACGAACAACGCACGGACGGACGGTTCGAAGTAGGAGATCGTCTGCCTCACCTTGGACACAAGGCCGGTCTCTGCCGCCTTCAGAGCGTCACCCGAGAGGTTCGAGAGGCCCTTGTTCGCCACAAGGTAGTGCGGGGGCGTGCGGGTCTGCGCCGCAATGTGCCCCACCGCCTGTTCGATCACAGCCGTGAAGACGTCCAACTTCGCGGATTCCCACTGCCCGATCGTGGCGTTCTGCCCCGTGAGCCACAGCATGCGGCCCCTGGTCAGCTCGATGGGATCGACCGTGCGTTCACCGACCTTCACCCCGTTCTCGTCAAGGATCGGGATCTTCGGCGGTGCCTGGCCCATGATCACGCGCGCGGGCATGCCAGCGAAGTCAGCGGCGCTGAACAGGTACGCCCACAGAAGGTTGATTGCCTCCTGCATGGCCATCACCCCGGAAATGTCCGAGAGCGGGCCCTTCTTCAGGATCGGCCGGTTGGGGAACTCCACCAGCGGCACCACCCCGAGGTGATTCACCCCGGAGGTATCCTCGTGAAACTCCCACTGACCCGGCAGGGAGACATTGCTGGGCAGGATCAATCCGCCTGAAGAGACAACTCCCTTCTCTCGTGAGAAGTGGAAAACCTCAGTCTTCGTGTACAGGTGCGCGTGCAACCGCGTCTCGTCATCCCAGAACATGGCACCGAAACGCCGGTCGCGGCCAGTGAACGGGTCATACTCAACGATGGCTTCAGACGGGTCCTTCCAGTCCCCAACCGAGCCCTCGCCGTCCTCGCCGTTCCACACATAAGCGAACGACCGGCGCGAGATGATGGACTCTAGGAACCCCTGCTGGGACAGCGAATCGAAGTTCAGACTCAGGAACATGTCCATCAGCTTCCGCTCCTGCGGGGTTTGCTTCGCTGATGCTTTGTTGCTGCTGGTCGGGATCTTCACGCCATCCAGGGTGATGCGCTCCGCGTTGGAGTTCGCCACCACCTCAGTCCAGTTGTCCGCGAACCCTTCGTACCGCGCCTGGTGTTCCTCGGCCCACTCATTCGACGCGAACTTGAGAGGCTGTTCCCCGAGGAAGAATCCCTTGAACTCATCGGATTCCTTGCCACGCCGTAGACGCTCGCTGTTGAGCTTGTCCAGCTTCGCGGCTGCGCTTTTCACGTCCAAGGCGGCCCCCTCTCTCAGAAGTACACGTATTCGTCCTCTGGGGCTTTGAACTCCCCAGCGAGCAGCGCATCGGCGGCAGCCTCGGCGCAAATGACGCTCGACATGGCCATGTCGATCTTTTGGTTCTCGTTCGGCTTGCCGAGGATGTACCGCTGCCCGGTACGGGCCCGCATGATCGCGTTCCCGATGTGGATCGCCGTCGTCGGGCACCCGTCGTGCCGGAACGCTGTTTCCTCGCCGTCGCCGTTCACCGACTGCCGGAAGGCCTCCAGCACCGGGTGGATCTTCGCGACGGAGTGGGTTTCCCACACGAACACGCGGGGTTTCCCCTCGGCGTTCGGGTAGTTCGCCTGCCAGGCCTTCAGCTCGAACCGCCACGAGTCGTCCTCAACGACTTCCATCGCGTCCGCCTCAGCGGAAACGCCACGGGCCGAACCCGCAGGGTCGAAATAGGCGCGGACCACGACGAACCGTTCGAACAACTCGTCCACAGCCGCCCGGACCTCGCCGCGAGGGATCAACCCGCCCGGGCCGTTCGGCTGCCAGATCGTAGGCTTCTTCTCAGGCCCGTACGTCGGCGTGAACTGGTAGCCGTCCGCTGTCTGAGCCCGGATACCCGTCCAGTCGTTGTTGTTCGACAAGTCCCCGGCGATCACGATCAGCGACCCGTCCGGAACCTCGCGGGGGGCTTTCTTCCGCTCCCACGAGTCACCCGAGATCCAGTGACCGGAACCCATGACGCGCCGGTTACCGTAGAACCGCTCAGCTTCCGCAGGGTCACGCCGAAGGGCCTGCTGGATATCAGCCTCAACCCCGGCGAGGTTCTGCAACGCCCAGGGAGCGTCCGCGTAGTTGAACTGGAGGATCTTCCGCCGGTCGGCCTTCTTCAGGAAGTCCAGACCCTTGGGAGGCTCGATGTTCTGGACGTAGGTGTTCTTGTCCGGGTTCTCAACGATGTCCTTCGCCACGTTGTCCGTGGCCGGGTCGTCAGCGTTGGTCATCGCCATGCCGCGGCCACCCATGAGGGTGAGACCGCGCTTCTGGGTCCGGTACACCTTCCACATACGCTCGTCGGTGTAGATGCCGATCTCGTCCCAGAGGACGAAAGTGACGCGCTGACCGAGGCGGGACGTGGCTTTCGCCGTGACAGGGACTATCTGGCAGTGCTTCCCTCCCGGGAGGCGGATCACTTCCTCACCCGTGTTTGGGATCAGTTCCGACAGCGGCCCGAGGTCGATCATGGGACGCAAGGCGTCGTACGTGTTGCCCGTCTGGTCTTCCGACGTCGCCGTGATCTGAATCAGCGGAGCAGTCCAGCGGCGGCCCATCGGTTCGCCCGGCTCGTACTCGTAGATCCAGCCGCAACCACAGCCGTGATCCCGGCAGTCCCACACCTCGCCGCCACGCGCCCAGCCGCCGAACAGTGCCGGCCCGACCGCCTCTAGACAGATCGCCGCGGCACCCATCGGGGACTTGCCCTTTTTCTGGGCGTCCATCAGCAGCGACATCTGGTTCACGAACGCGGCCGACTTCATGCCGGGCCGCGCGTTCCGCTTGACGTCGTAGTGGTTGCCCACGAAACAGAGCTGGTAGTCGCGGAGCGTGAACTGCGGCGGGTGGCCGTTGAAGTCCAGGTCACCGTCAGGGACCACGCAATGCTGTTCGATCCAGCAAGGGGAGATGTCCATCGTCCGGTTGGGCCAGCGGAGGAAGTTCGACGCGGTAAGCGTCTTAGGCACCGTCTCCAACCGCCTTCAGGCGGCGCTCCCTTGCCGAAGCCTTGCCCTTCGGAGCGTTCTTCTCCTCACGCTTCGGCGCCAACTGGTCCTCAGCCAGGCGCCAGCGCAGGGCACGCATGCCCACAATCGACACGCCCAGATCGTTCTCCATCCGCAACACGGCGGTACGCAGCGACGACGGGGCCTCAGGTTTCGACGCCTCAAGGAACGAACGCACATACATGGCGACCGAGTTCTCAAGCCCAAGCTTCGCCCACATGGCCGCTTGCGGCTTCCGCCACAGCTTCGCCCACATCTCCTGCTCAGCGTTGATACTTGGGGACGGGTGCGCGAACTCCGACGCAGCGAACGGGTACTCAGGCATCTCACCCGAGTAACCCGCCGGGTCAAGGTCAGTCCACGTCTTCCCGTCATCCTTACGGAGCCGGCGAAGGGCGTTCGGATCAGGTGCGGGCCCCGAATTGGGCCGTGCTCCACCACTGGGCATCATCTACCTGCCAATCTGCTCGCATTGCGCGGCAAAAAGCCCCCCAGCCTTGCGCCAGGAGTAGGAATTGAGTGCAGCCTCACCCTCATAGCTGCCCGGCCGCCCGCGCCGAAGCGCACAAACACGGCTTCCCTGCCCCGCTTCCCCTCGGGTCCTTAGGTGATCCTGAAATCCCCGCAGTCAACGACCGGGATCTCAGGGGAGTCGGTGATCTGCGCAAACACCCGGTAGTAGCCCGTGGCCAGGTGGTCGATCATCACCGCAAGTTTCGAATCAACGATGTCCGGTGTCGTCCACGACGTCGGACGGGTGCCGTCGTCCGGGACGATAGCGATAACCACACCAGCGGTGACGCCAACGCCGTCCACAGTGACCACCGGGTGAATGTACTCCTTCGTTTCCCGCGGATACGAGTCCGTCACGACAGCCTCCCTTCCCATGCACGGGCAGCCAAGCCGCCGGACTTGTCACGAGCCCTCAAGCTCCCAGATTTCGGCCTCGGCAGAAGCCCGCCAGTGACCACAATGTCCCGCGGCTGCACCACCGTGACAGTCGCCGCTCCGAACGCCTCAGCGCTCGCGATGCTGGACGGGGATACCGTCAGCAGTGACGACACCGTGGGAGCTCCGAAATCCTCGCCTGAAGCGATACCCTCAGGCTCCACAGTCAAGGACGTGAGGATCTCCGGCGTGCCGAAAGCCTCCTCAGACGGGATGCCGAGCGGCTGGATCTTATCCGGCTCCGCTACCGTCACTTCAGCCGTGCCGAACGCTTCCTCGGACGGAATCCCGGCCGGGGAGACCGTCAAAGACGTACTCAGAGTCGGAGCCCCGAACGCTTCCTCGCTGGGGATGCCCGCGGGCTCCACCTGAAGGAACGACGAAACCGTGGGGTCCCCGAAAGCCTCCGCCGACGCGATACCCGCCGGGGAAACAGTCAGTTCCGACGTCACAGTCGGTGAACCGAATGCCTCCGCGCTCCCAATCCCCGAAGGGGACACCGTAAGTGACGACGAAACCGTGGGAGACCCGAAGGCCTCAGCCGAGGCGATCCCCGAAGGCGAAACCGTGAGCGCCGTCGTGACAGTCGCAGAACCGAAAGCCTCAGCGGAGGCAATACCGGACGGAGACACTGTGACGTTCGGGTCAGCCTTGAAGGTGACCATCCGGCCGCCCTGGCTCGCGCTCGACGGCGAAGTCGAGTACGCGCGGGTTCCAGTGGAGCCCGAGGCGCTCAGCTGCTGGTAGGAAACTTCCGTGCCCGACGTGTTACCTGTCGTCGGGGAGGCGACCTCCTGGCCTTCCGTCATCGCACCGTCACACGTGATGGTCGAGACGGTCGTCGAGGAGTTGTTCCAATACTGGAACGCCAGCAAGATCGCGTTGCTGGTCGTGGGCGACGCCGCAGGCAGGGTCGTGTTCGGGCCCGCCGCCTGGGTGGCCTCAGCACCAGCTGCGTCAACCGGGCTCGACGTGGAACCCGTCAACCGGAAACACGTCAGCACAATACGACCGGAGCCGCTGAACGTGAACGAGTACGACGTCGCCGTTTCACTCGCAGCGCTCGGAATATGCTTCCAATAAACGCCCGCAGCACGGTTAGTGAACCCGGCGGCCGACGTCCAGCCAGACGGGACCGACGACACCGTGCCCGCGAACTGGCAATAAGCGAAAATGATCAGAACATCGCCGTCAGCAACGTTCGACGGCTTACTGACCGACAGCGAAGTGGCGCCAGCAGACGTCGCCGTAGTGGAATTGCCGGTGCCGAACAAAGGGGTCGCGGCCACGGCCCAGCCTCCCTACAGCTTGAAGATCTTGTTGGACCCGTTGTCCCAAGCCACCGTGATATCGCCGCCGTTCGGCACGGCCGGCAGGTTCGTGGCCGTATCGATCCAGGCAACGAGCCGCTGAGCCGAAGCAGCGACATCCGCACCACCAGTGACCGCCGAAGACTGGATGATCATGATCGAGTGGTTGCTCGCGTTCGACGCCACAGAGCTCCAGGTCACGTTGTCTGCATCGAAAACGCCGTCGGTGACCGTTTTGTTCGTCATCGCAGCCGAAGTGGCGGCCAAAGTACCCCCTGCGGCCGTCACCTCAGAGACGAACTTGTGCGCGGCAGAGAACGTATATCCCCGAACCAGGACCGCCTTGAAAACAGCCGTGTCGGCGTCGATCGAGCCGTCGAGGAAGCCCTCACGGCCGGGGTTGAACAGTGCGTTGGCCACAATGACTCCTTATGCTGCGGCTCGTGACGAGCCCTTGGAATAGTTGCAGTGGGCATGCGCCGCCTGCACGTTAGATGGGGAATGCTCACCGCCCTGCGAGAGCGGCACAATGTGATCGATCGTTAGGTACAGCGGGTGCCCATGCCGGACGACCTTCGGGATCGGGTCGCCGCAAAGGCCGCACATCCAGCCATCACGGTCAGCGATAACGAACCGAGGAGCTTTCGGGGCCGACGTACACGCCCTTCATCCGAGCCCGACGCCGTTCACGGTTCTCCTGCCGCCGGTCATTCCACCGCTCCGAGATCCGGCCCTCAGCACGCAGTTTGCGGGCGTAGTGCATGCTGCACAGCCCCTTGGCTCGATGATGGCGGCCGCAATCTGGCACGGTACAGAAGGTTGAGGTCGAATTGTGTGGCTGGCGCCTAACCTCGGCCCTGTGTTCGGGGCAATACTTCCCTCGATTGCTCCCTGGCTGATACACCAACTCTGCGCCGCAGTTGTCGAATGCACAGTTTCGAGGCTGAGGGCGATACACGCTCCGCGATGCTAGTCCAGCAGCTCGCCTGGCCTGCTCGTAGTGGCTCCGGCAGAGCCCCTGTGCCCTGTGGCTACCCTCGCAGCCCTCAACCGAGCAGCCAAATGCCTTGCGGTTGACCAATCCGAACCTCGATCCAGAAATGTTTGAACCCGGTTCGGACTCTTTCGTCC